GTAAAGTGTATTGACAAGTTGATGTGTATGTTCAGGCAAGTGTGACATAACAATATCAAAGTCGAGACTATTGTTAAGCATCTTTCGTACTACATCTACACGAAAATTAGAGCGCATGGTCTGGGGATAAGTTTCGAAGTCCATGTACCACTGCGTTACATTATCAAACTGCAACGAGGGAACTGGACAAGGAAGAATCATATAATGCCACAAGTCATCACGAATTCCATTCAGAAGTTTAATCTGATTCTTGGCCACTTGAATATATGAATCTTTCTCCAAGTCCTTCATAAATGTAATATTTGGCCACCAAAGCACCCTAACAGTCTTTTGAAGTTTTTGTTCTTCACCTATCTCAAATAGGTTCACGCTGTTTCCTTTTCTTGTACTGAGATATCTTCCACCCACATAATCATCTCAACAAATTCAACGTCAAGATTGAAGTGATTGCAGATATTCAACCAGAGAGGTTGAATTTGTGTTTTCCACAACTTTGATTGTGCCACTGTTGGGTGGTGAATAACAACTATACATTTTGTGCAATCGGTGGCATAAAGTGTTTCAAGAACACGTTCCAGACGCAAAGCACCAGATGAGAAGTACATCGAACACTGCCCAAGGTCTGGACGGTTATAAGAAGCAACTTTTGCATCCAAAATAGAAGAATGTGGGTTTGCTTTATAGTTGATAAAGATACGTCCAGCAGAAATATGTTCTGCTTGAGTTTCAAGAATTTGATTCGATTTGTTTAATATAGTTTGTGACTGTTGTTTTGTAAACCCAAACTCTTTTAGTGCTGTAACATTTGACTGTGCGTTGAAAGGAACTTTTTTTGACGCCATGTCAAGAACATATTTGATAGCATCTGATTCTGAGATATCTTTCTTGATAACGTCTGGTTTTTTGTTACGCAAGTTTCCAATGAAACGCAACTCTTCATCTGTAAGTTCACAGTGAACAGCATATGGAATACGCATTACTGGAATATCAACAGCGTGTTTTGACTGTCCAGCGCCCAAGACTGTGTGGTTTCCATCACCACGCAAATCTTCTCCGTTTGCACCACGACCTTCCCATACAAGTGCTGGGTTACAAGCATCAGTGTTTCCTCGTGCATCATCAATTTTCTGTTTGATGAATCTTTGCAACTCTGGGTCATGTTGGAAACGAACCTGTAGCGCCGACATTTCTACATGAAGTTGAAGGCCTTCTTTTGTTACTGCAAAGACATTATCATTAATCTGTTGGTTAATAAACTTACAGTTTTCAATATCTGGTTCTGCGAATTGTGGAAACCCATTAGACAAGTTGTAGTACATTGGGTTTGTACGGGCATTTACTTTTTTCAGAATGTTATATTCAGCATTCTGTATTGTAACATAATCACCATACTCAATAACTTCAAATTTCAACTGTGATTTTGAGGTAGCAAATACTTTTTGGAATTCTTCATTTGTTGAAGAGTGGTTGTAAGTATCATCAACAGAACCTTTGTGAATTCCTACATATGCTTTTCCATCAACCAAGTTAGTGTACTGATAGAGATACGCCTCATATGAGGCAGGGGGTGTTGCAATTACTTGTTCTACGATATTGGTCATAATGACTCCTTTAATTTAAAAACATTAACTATTCAAGAACTCAAGTCACAAGAATAATTAAATTTAGATTGGTAGAGTTGATTCTCAACTTTACCTATACAGTATACCCTATAAAGGGGCGGTTGTCAACAAGTTATTTGATTTTATTTCTTAAACTTGAGGATGAGAAAGAGTGCTGTCTAGATGTGTAGAACACTTCAATTGGCAAATCACTACCAGTGAATTCCCTGTCTCTATAATCCTCTCCGACAAACCTAGTGTCAATCGGCTGAGACTGTAGCAAGTCCACCAGACTTTGTTCTGTGTCATATGGGATAACTTCATCCACATACTTAACAGCATTCAATTGGACGAACCTCTCATATACAGATTGTACTGGTTGATTCTTTTCCTGTCTGTCAATTGAAGGGTCAGTCTGTAACCCTACAACTAACCAATCACAATTCTCACTTGCCTCTTTCAACATAACTATATGTCCAGCATGTAGTAAATCGAATGCACCACAAGTGAATCCGATTATTGGGCTATTGTGCTCCGACATCAGCTGTCCTACGTTTGAACATATGAGTAATATCCTCTGGGTCGGTTCTTGTCATAGGTGGACAAACTTCGATTTCATTTCCTTTATCAAGCCATTCTTGAATAAGGTCTTGTGGGGTATTTTCTTCTCTAGCCATCGTCTTCTTCTCCATTGTAATCATTGTAAAGTAAGTCTTGTAACTTCTCGACAATCTCTTCTATTGTGTTTAAATCCTGTTGCACTTCCGTGTCTACTTCTATTTCTATTTTAATTTTCATCTTATTATGTCGATCTTATCCATCGACTCTTTGTTCCAGACTTCCAGTTCTGTACGAACCTTGTTCTCTGCAATCATTTTATTATATCGTTTAGTTGCAAGTTTCTTCCACCATGCAACCACCCCATCAAGTTCAAACCTGTCAAAGTTCTCTGCTTTAATTAGTTTATCAGTTTTACCTAATAACACATCTTGTACATTTTCGAAACCGTAGTTTCCCATGTAGAATCTTTTCTGAGTTGTAACCTGTCCTGCCTTTGCCATCTGGTCTGAGAACAACTCATACGCCTTTGTATCATGTATCTTTAGACTTGCTTTGACAATACCAAGCATCTTTGTTTGAATTTTCATCTTACGACTAGAAGCACCTTTGTGAATGAGGTCTTCACCACCATTCTTTTCAGTAAACCAATCACGCAATTCAAAATAGAGTTCTTCACCTAGTGTCAACAGAAACTTAGATTCTGTGTCACCCTTATATCTAAGGAATGGACGCATTCCATCGTACATTGAAGACGATTTGATATTTCCATAAAGACTAGTAGTCTCAAAAAGACAGAACTCAGTATCATACTTTTCATTCAACATTCTACGAACTGCATGTGAGTTACAAATACCAGCAAGAAGTTTACCACCAAGATAGTTATAACCAAATGGTTGGGTTGCTACAATTACCATACCCATAATTGCATGTTTGTTGAATATAGTTAAGTCTGGTACACCACCCAAGTATACATTACGAGGCTTGGAATTAATTAAGGGAGAACCCAAACGAATGAAACCAACTATAGTATTAGTAGTTGTTTCCTTAACAACCAACTTAACATTCTTGCCTGGGCTATCGTCTGGACTGAATGATGCAACCTTCTCTAACATAGTGTCCCATGTTTTATTTGGAATAGTTGATACAGCAAAGTTCATATCTTCTGGATGCATATCAAAAGATTGAAAGAAATCGTCCTCTAGTCCCATGCCGGGCAATGACTGAGGAATATCTTTTACACGTTCAATCTTGCGAGCACGAAAGTAATCATCAATTCGATTAAAGTCTTTGAAGTAATTCATTAACTTTGTAGCGGCCCATATAGCATCTTGTCGTTCTAGTATCATCCAAAAAAGTCCTCAAGTGTAGTCTGCGTACCATAAGAACGGTCAATATCCCATCCAATCTGGTTCATAATAAAAGTCAAAGGTTCGACAAATGCCTTTTCATACTGTAGATCATAGTCTATATAGCGGTGAATGTCAAGTTCTTTTGGTAATTTAGTTATAAAAGATATGACATTTGATGACATAGGATTAGGAGTTCTCAAGTGAATGAACTTAATCTTTTCTCCTTCTTGAATAAGAGGATACTTGTGTGTCAGTTTATTCTTCTTAGTGAAGTGATTGTACAACAACGAACCACGACAGTGCATAGGAACACCCTTCAGAAAGATACTGGAACTACTACTCCACTTTGTAAGTCCATTAACAGAACGAGGGAATGCAACGTCTTCTGCTGGTAACTTCATAAACTCTTCTCTGAAGTCGATGATGAAATCATTCACATCTTGTTCTGTACCAGACATGATAATCTTCAAACACTCTTTAAGTTTACTACGACATGGAGCAGGAGTACTTGACTTAACTGCCTCGATGCCCATAATCTTGAGTTGTGGTTCTTGGTAGCGTACACCTTCCATGTCCCATACGTTTAAGATATATCGTTTCTTAGCAGTCCAGATACCTTTGTCTGCAATCGCCTCACGGCCCATTTCCATCTTCTGTTCATATGCATTTACATATTTAGCAAGATCTTGATAACTCTTATCAATAAAAGGTTCAATTTTCTCTTTAGCAATCTTGTCGAGGAAGTCCACCACCCTGAGTCGATATGAATCCTCTGACTCAGCATCTCTCTTCGTAAGCACTTTACTAACAAGTTCATCAAACCTAATGTACACCGAATCTGTATCTGATGCAATAACATAATCCACCTCTTCGCTTTTCAGTAGTTTATTCAAGTAACCATTCAGTGCTTTTTCAATCCACCGAATAGATAGTTGTCCAGAAGTTGTAATACCTTCTGCAATCTTTAAATCGTAATACCTAAACCATTCATTACCAATCGCACCATAAGCAGAGTTCAAGGAAATCTTTCGTGCCATCTGGATGTTCTGATAACGAGACACATCGTTTAGGTACTTAGGGTCTTTGGTATCTTCATACTGCTGTTTAGCAGTCAACATCTTCTTCTTGTAGATAGTACGATCATTGTACATCTCTTGCATCATCTCAGGCAAGAACCCTTGTTTCTTTGTTCTGAACAATGCACCGTTTGGTGTCCGAGCAACTTTTGCATCTGGTAACATAGACAAGTCTATCTGTTTTGATAACATCTCATCAATGGTATTGTCATTGTAAGGCATAGTCTGAGGCAACAACATCTCTGGGGAAATGTTGTATTGCATAATCAAGTGAGGATACAGGGAGTTCAAGTCAAAAGACATTACCCACTTGTGTTGTCCAACCTGTGGGTCTTTAACATATGCACCGATATACTTCTCACCCTTACTCTCGTTACGAGTCTTTGTTGGGATAACAACCTTACGTTTGAGAAGGTGATTATAAATCAACACATCCCAATACTTAACAGATGTAAATGCATCAGACATATTAACCTTAGCCTCATACGTCATAGTAAGAAGCAAGTCAATCAGTTTCATTTTGGAATCTAGTCTATCAACTAGTTCAACGTCCATTATGTTATAGTCAATAAAAGACTGATAGTCTTTCTGATACCAATCACTGAATGTGTCGTATGGATTCTCATCCTTACGTTGTCCTAGTTCGACAAAAGCGATATGGTCTAGACGGTATGACTCTTGGTTTGAGTATGTAAATTTCTTGTATAGTTGAAGGTAATCAAGGTTGTTGACACCCATGATTTCAAACATTTCTGTCTTCTTACCAAACCCACTGTTCACCATGCGTGACTGTACAACACCCCAAGGAGATAGACGTTTCATAGCGTCTTCACCCAGCTGGGAATTGATACGGTTACAGATGTAGGGAAGGTCGAAGAATTCAGTATTCCAACCAGTAATGATATCAGGATGATCTGCATCCCACCAACCAAGGAACCTAGCAAGAAGTTCACGTTCAGTAGGACAATGAATATACTCTACATCATCTCTGCTGTTTTCATAAGGGCGCATACCCCATACAATAAACTTGCCTGCGTTATGGTCTTTGACAGTGATAGACAGCATAGGTTCTGCTGCCTGATCGGCATGAGGGAATCCATTCTCACACTCTACCTCAATATCTATCGTGACAATCTTCAGTTGTTTTGAATCAAACTGAATTTGTTTTGGATACTTTTCAGATAGGTATGTGTAAGGGAATTGGTTCATTCCATACACAAGATGTGGTTGGGACTGATACTGCTCAATAAATGCTTTCGCTTCCTTAATAGAGAGAAACTTCATTGGATTGACGTTTTTGTCATCCAAGGTTTTCCAACCAGTTTCTTTCTTTACAGGAACGTAAAGAGTGGGCTCGTACTTTACTTTGAAGTTAGTACGAACGCCATCCTTTACGGCACGAACAAGCAGTTGGTTGCCCCATTGGGCAACGTGTGTATAGAAGTTCGACATATTTTTCCTTATCAATTAGGTTCATTATATACTATTTAAGGCTGAATGTCAAGAGAAAAGTGGTAATTGATCCTCTGGGAAGTAGTTATCAATCATGTCGATAACATCTTGCTGTTGGGCCATTGCCTGTAGTTCTTTCTCAACTGTTTCTGCGATATCTGAGTGTTCCCCGATACCAGCAGGATTCTTTAAGTAAACCATTACATTTACTTTATGCATTTCAATCTTTGCTTGTGCAACTTGACGTAGTGCGTTCAGAATATCTTTGCTCATTTTATAGTTCTCGCTTTTTTCCAATGTTATATTTTGTCTCCAAATCCCACTCACTTTTCTCCTTAAAGGAAATGACTTTGATTTGTGACAAAGGTGCTTTCGGTTCTGTATCACCGATTATCTCAATTAATCCCCAATCACCCAAAAGAGCTGCGATTGAGTTCCTTCGTGCCACATCATTCTCGCTGATGTTTGTATCCTTACCATCAAGGGCAAACAACTCTTTAAAATGTACAATGTAATACCTACCTTGTTTATGTAGGATATGACATGATTGGTACAACTTCCTCTCTTTACGAGAGGCAACACCTATTCTTGATAGTGTCTCACGAACCTTTAAGAAGTCATCAGGTTCCTTTAATTTTACTTCTAGCATCCTTTCGGGCCGCCATTCAATTGCTTCCATTTCTTCCACCTTTATTCAAACTATCTTTAATAGTCTTTATCTGTTCATTATTAAGTACCGAAAGAGCAACCTTCGCTTTTTCATTACCGTAGCCATAATACTCTTTAACATACTCTATATCATCTAACTTTTCAGCTTTCACCCAAGGGGCGAAGCGTTTCTTAGACCTAATAGTATTTAGTAAAAAATCATACTGTAGCTTTGCGTCAAGGTGGTGACGCATATTCATTTCATTAACGAACATAATGGTGTCATTAAAAGGCGCCAGACATCTGTTTACAACATATGCTGGATACTTCTTTTCCCACATAGGATCATCTGAATCCATCAGATTTTCCTTAGTGTGATTTACTGAGTTAAGATAATGTTTTAATTCATAACTCATTTGAACTGCACCTGTGACATAACCTCAATCATAAACGCTTGCATGTTTATCTCTTGGTCTGCAACAAATGCCGATTTGTATTGATAGTCTGCAACTGCCATTACCATATGTGGAATGGTACTGGATTGTATATTATCATACAGTGTATCATAAATCTTACGATACAATTGTGAAGGGTCATTGTCTAGATTGTTTGCAATCCAAGAACGAATACCTTTAAAGTCTTTCGCCTTGAGATGGACAATCAAGTCCTTCATATTTGATTCTGAGATATTGACAAGTATTCCAGTGTCAATCATACCAGAAGCAGAGTATCTTTGCAGTTCGTTTAGAACCCTACGCCAATCTGGGAAGTGTTTCATTACCAGTTCTTGTACAACTTTAGGCTGGTATTGTACATTCTCTTGTGCAAGAATATTCTGCACACGTTTGTAGAATTCACCAGCAAGTTTAGGTTTGTCTGTATTAGGTATCTTGAATACCACACCAGAACACCGACTATGCAAAGGTTCGATAATCCTGTTCTTAAAGTTACAGGTAAGAATGAACCCACAGTTCTTGTGGAACTCTTCAATAAACCCACGCAACGCTGGTTGTGTAGATTGTGGATTGAGATAGTCTGCCTCATCAAGAATTACAAACTTACGATTACCATCCATAGAGACAGTACTTGCAAAGTTCTTAATCTTGTTTCGTAGAACATCAATACCTGATTCTTCTGAACCGTTGATTAACATATATGTAGCACCGATTTCTTCAAGCATTGCTTTTGCAACAGTTGTTTTACCGACACCAGCACCACCCGACAGAAGTAGATTAGGGATGTGCCCATCATCTACAAACTGTTGGAAGGTTTTCTTTAAGTCATCAGTAAGAACACACTCACTGATAGTTTGAGGGCGGTACTTCTCCACCCATAACATCACATCATTCATTATATAATTCCTTCTGGTTTAGGATGCTTCTAGAGCAATAAAGTATTCAATAGGTTTAGTCATGTTAGTGAAACGTGATATACCTTTAGAGGATACTTCTACTTTATAGTCTCCAGCCAGAAGTTTTAGGTTCTCTACTTTAAAGTAGTGTGTGAAGTCAGAAGGTGAATTATCACCAACCTTAATTGCAAAGTCGTTTGAAGTCTCGTTCTTACGATCTGTTACAGTAAGTAAAACATCACCACCAGCAGTACCTCGTAGCACTACATCAGGCACACCAAGTACAGCAGAGGCCTTTTGAATCTGATTGAATGTATCTTGTGTAAAGGTAAATTCAACATCAACAGTTGGCATAGTGATTTCAGTCTTGGGTGTTGTTACAACAGATGGGTCACTAAAGAAATAATTCAATGAACTACCACCACCCTCTTCATTCAACTTTACAGACTTATCCGTAAATTCTAAACTGGGACTCTTAAATAATGAGAGTGCAGATAAGAACTCGTGTAAGTCGTATATCGCAAATTCATCAGAAAAAGTATCTGGAATAGTCGCCTTTGCTACAATGTTCTTCATTGCAGACATGGTGTTAATCGTGTTACCAGATTTTACCAGAAGGTTTTGGTTAATGGTTGAGAAGTTTTTAAGAACCTCTCGTGTGTCGCCGCTTAATTGCATCATAATTTATTTCTCCATTGTGTCGTGATTATGTAGTGCCATTATACCATAATGGATCACCTTTAGCAAGTCTTTTCTGTTCTTGCCTTCTTTTTTTCCGTACCGTTGTGCATATTTTAATATGTTGCCGATACAAAACCCTTCTCCATGGCCCGAGTCCATGATGAATTCTGTTGCTTGAAATTTGTTGTGGGAATAGTGTGAGTCATAAGTAACATCTATGTACTCTTTGATTTCAGAAAGCAATATGTCTTCTGAGTATTTGTAGTCTATATTCAAATTGTTCATCCTATAATTTTTCATTTGTTACACCCATTGTAACACAAAAGGACGCCTCTGTCAAGAGGCGCCCGTCACTTATTTCATTATTTAATTTTTATCGTGCGTGGCTTCTTATCATCTGGGATAATTCGCTCCATACGAATGTTCAGAATACCATTCGTCATTTCTGCGTCTTTTACAACTACATCATCTGACAACGTGAAGGCACGTTTAAAATGGCGACTAGAGATACCTTTGTGAAGATATTCTGCACTGTCGGTTTCTGATGTTGACAAATCAATCGAATTGATAGACAACTTGTTTTCCACCATACGAATTTCGACATCATCCTTTGCAAACCCAGCTATTGCTAGTTGGATAAGAAATTCTGTGTCAGATTCTTTAATGATGTTATATGGGGGGTAATTACTCTGTTCTGAATATCCAGCCGAATTGGTTAGACTATCGAACATTCTATCGAAACCGATAGAGAAAGTATTGATCCTAGACGGATCGAGGGTTGTGTAATTTAATGCCATTTGATTTCTCCTATTTAAAGCAAGTAAATATGTGATACCCGATTATCGGCATATCACAAGTATATATAAGGATTGGCAAGGGATTTTTCAACCCCTCACCAACTTTTTTACGCCGCCTCGGCGTATGCGATTGCCTTATCTAATGCACTTAGTTTAACCTTACGGTTACGTCCATACCATGCAGACTGTAAACGTCCGTCATTTGAACGACCCTGTAGGTGGTCTGTCATGTTTGTGACAGAGTTAAATGCAGTCCACCAAGAACCTTGAGCGAACTCTGCGCCAGGCTGGATGTCCAAGTTCTCAAAAGCAAGTTTTGAGTTGCGAGAAGTAAAGGGCATTGCACCTTCTACTTTTTCCTTCGCAGGGGCACCGAATACTTCATTGAAGTACTGGATAACATTCTCTGGTGTATATCGTTTTCCACCAAGGAACTGCGCCATTGACTTGTACTGTTCCATCTTCTCACGAGCAATACCCATCTGTTCTTTAACAGCGGCAGGGTCAAATGCCTTACGGTGATTTACCGTTACCATCTTATCTGCATTCTGTGAAAGGGACAGTGTTAATGTATTGTTACATACTACACGAATTGGTGTCATGCGAATGTTAATCGCCTTACCAAACTGGTGTGGATTAGTAAACAAGAAGTAGTTCTCAGTAACGTCACCGTTGAACAACTCAAAAGACTCTTTAGTCTTTGCAAGAGCCCATACCATCTGTCCATCTTTCAACGAACCAGCAGTATGCATTTCCATGTCACCAGACATGCAGTACTCTTGGAAGAACTCAAATGCCTCTGAGTTTTGCACTGGATTCCAACCCTTACCGACAACATCTAATACAGTGTTGTCTGAAGTCCGAATCAGGGCCTCTTTGTTTTTAATTGGAACACCTTGTGCAGTAACAAGTGGTTGTTTTTCAACTTCCCAATCAAGTCCTGCCACCTTCTGGAACTGGTCAGGGGATAGTTCATAATCCACCTTAGTACCTAGTCCATGCCAAGGAAGTTCCCCAACATATGCCATTTGCGCTTTACCGTCAATCATTTCAATTTCGTGACTCATAATATATCTCTCCTAGAGGTTTGTTTTTCTAACTTACCTATACATTATACGATGTTTTCATAACAAAGTCAAGAGGTTTTTCAATCTTTTTTTGACTTCTTTTCGTACTGTATAGTCGATTTCTCAATCTTACATATACATTATACATGTTATTGGAACAAATGTCAAGATGTTTTTAGAACTTTATACAACTAAATGCGAGAAATTCTTCTCTTTCTTGAATTGGACGATGCTTCTGAACTTGTCAAACAGCATATCCTGTTTATGGGAGATAACGAACACGTTTTGGTCTGAGAACGTATCAAGGATTTTGAGGAAGTCATCTGTACCAGAACCATCCAAAGAGGAATCAAAGATTTCATCTAGGATTAATAGGTTCGTATTGGTAGAGTTCTTCATCTTAGCAATAGCACGCCATGTGAATAGGAGGGCCAAGTCAATACGCATCTTCTCACCTTCAGAGAATGATGCATAGGAAAACTCATCACGAAAGCGTGACTTGATTGTTTCGTTGAAGTTCTCATCTAAGTTAAACTGTACATAGAAGTCCATCGAACTGAGATAGGTATTCACCAATTTGTTCATAATAGGTAAATACTGTTTCACTATCTTAGTCTTGATACCACTGTCTTGTAATAGATTACGAGCAACATCAACGTAGAACTTGTCTTCATTTAACTTAGACTTCTGTTCTTCAATAAGGGAAATC